CTACTACCTACCTTTAACAACGTGTTAGTGCTTCTCGACCGCAAGGAGGAGCGCACTAGCGGAGGAATCGTCCTGCCGGAAGTCTGCCGCTCGCAGAAGGCTAACGAAGCGGCGCAAGGCGAAGTCGTCGGCATCGGCCCTGACGTGGGGGGTCTGGGCTGCGACGACCGCGTTATCATCCCGGCCCACCAAGGCACGGAGTACCACGCTAACGGGAGGCAATACGTTATCCTCAAGGCGGAGAAGGTCTTGGCCAAGGTGGAACCTTGACAGTGGAACCTTGACGCTAGCACCCTGACGGGCTAAAGGTGCGGAATGCTCGTCTCCGACACCCACCTGATCCTATCCAACCCTCGTTGCGGGGCGGGGTTCCTGGCTCGCTACCTCGGCGCTCAATCCGTTGAAGGCGCGGCTAGGCACCTCACCCCCAGGGAAATCCGCAAGACGTGGAAAGCGCTATGGGAAGAGCGCGTGAAGATTGTGCCAGTGCGCGACCCGGTGGAGCGGTTCGTGTCTGCCGTTAGGGCGCGGTGGCGGGAGAACGGTCAGGGCGAGATGCCGACCGACAACGACCTAGCAGAGCAAGCGCTAGCGGATATGCAGAACGACTTCATCCCGGACGACCGCAGGTTCTGGCCGCAATCTTCCTGGCTGAAAGCCAAGGTGGACATCATCCTGCCACTCCACGCCTTCCAGCCGTTCGTTGCGGTTAACGGGGACACGGGCCGCAAGGCAGTGCTAGGGAACGAGTACCCTGCCCGCGCCATCGCACTAACGGAAGACACCCGCGCCCGCATCCTGTCCGCCTACGCGGAAGATGTTGCATTGTTTGCAAAACTCCCCGTGTGGCCTAGCGGCGGCGAGCAGATTCACCTAATGACAGGGCGGTGCATCGCCTGCGAAAAATCTAACAAACCCAACTGACATGGCATTCTGGAACCGAAAGAAAGTAGAGCGCGAGCGGCTGATTGCGGAGCTTGACCGCGGGCGGGCGCAAGCCATGGAGAAGCTAACGCAACTGGACACAAAGGCCAGGGAGTTCATTGAACAACGGGTAGGCGTAGCCATAACCAAGCTGTCCGACTACGAAAGCTACCTGGGCGCAGGGACCGGGCGGGTGTGGGCTAGCTTCCGTGCTACGGACCTAGCGGCTAACGTGGTCGCCTCCTCCGAACTGTCCGTGGTAGACGCTAGCAAAAAGGCGCAGCCTGACAACAACCCGCTGGCGCTGCTCCTCCACATGCCTAACGCCTACGATTCGTGGGAGGAGTTAGTGTACCAGACCGCCTTCAACCTAAAGCTCACGGGCAATGCGTACTGGCTGCGGGACGAGATGGACGGTGGCGGTCGCCCGAAAGCACTCTACCCGCTTCTGGCCGCTAACATGAAGATTATCCCGGACAAAGTGACGAAGGTCCGTGAGTACCGCTACTCTGTTAGCGGGACCGAACTCGTCTTCCAGCCTAACGAGATCATCCACTTCCGCCGCCCGCACCCTGCTAACTTTGTGTTCGGGCTAGGGGACATTGAGGCTAGCGCTAGCCTTTTCAACTCGTACATCAACCGCGGTGCGCTGGAAGAGCAGTACATGGCTAACGGTGCACAGCCGTCAGGGATTATGACGCGGAAGGGCGAGGGCTACGAGGACGAAGACGAGTGGCGTGCGTTTAAGGAGAAGTTCGTGCGGGACTACGGCGGTCGGGCTAACGCGGGCAAGATCGCATTCCTAACCGGGGAGTGGTCCTTCACACGGCTAGGCATGACCCACCAGGAGATGCAGTCGATTGAGAAGGAGCGGTGGGCAGTGGAACAGATATTCTCCGCGCACGGTGTCCCGCTATCCGTTGCGGGGCTGTCCGCGGCTAGCAACTACGCGACGGCCAAGGTCGAAGACATGAACTTCCGCAAGTACACTTGCGCTCCCATGCTAGCGCTTATCGCCGGGAAGCTCAATGCGCTTGGCGGGGTGGCACAGGCGTACAACCCTAACTTCCGGGTCAAGTTCAATCTGTCAGGGCTGATCGACACCGAGCAGATAGTCAAGGAGTGCCGTCCGCTAGTGGAGCTTGGCGCTATGTCGCTGAACGAAGTCAGGGAGCGGGCGGGCCTGCCGCGCTCCGACGACCCTCTCCTCGACGGGCACTACATCGCTAACAACCGCATCCCGCTTGAGCTAGCCGGAATGTCAGGCTCCTCGCTGATGAATGATCCAGCAGCCGACCCTAACGACAACCACGACCCTAACGCCTAAGCCATGGCGCTCATCCGCAAGACTCCCGGCGCTCGCACGCGCTACCCTTCACAGGAAGCGCTCTTCAAGGCTTACAAGGCTAGCCAGGTGCCGGAAGGCGGGTGGACCATGGAAGCGTTCCACGGGGTAGCGGCACGCCGCCTAACTGCCGACTTGGTGAAGATCCGAAACTCCGCTATCCTAAAAGCGTCTAGGGAGTTCAACAAATCACTAGCGGTGGTGATGCGTCAACAGGTGGAGGACGTGGTGACGGAGTTCCACACCCGCCTCCAGCGGAGTTACCCTAGCTTCGCCTCCGCGGACGGTGTGCCCGGTACGAAGGCGGCGGTGCGGATTCCTGCCGCGCAGCATGAAGCGTTATGGGCGGATGCGCTAGCTATGGTGCTGGACGACGAGGAGGCAGAGGTGACGGTTAGGCGGACGGCACGCGCCCCGATGCAGTCCGTGGCATCTGCGGTGGCTAGCCGTACCCGTGAAGTGCTAGGTGCGGGTCTGGCACCGGGAACCGAACGCGTGCTTCAGCGGGACATTGACGAGATGGCGGCAGAGGTGACTAACATTAACCGCACTACTCGCCGCAAACTCCGCGAGACGATCACGCAAGGCATCGAACAAGGGCTATCCCCGTTCGAAGTTATGCAGACGGTGCGGCTGCGGATTCCTCAGATCGCCACTAACCGCGTCCCCACTATTGTCCGCACGGAGCTAGGCCGCGCCGCCGACAAAGCCGTCATTCGCGGCATGCGAGACAGTCAGGTTGTGACCCACGTTAGCGTTAGCGGCTGCGAGGCTATCGAACCCGGCATCCCTACCTTCCGCGGCGTGCCAACCTGTAATATCAAAAACGTACCGATCGCCTACGCGGGGGACTTGCGCTTCCACCCTAACCACACCGGGGCAATTATTGCGTCAGGCTTCAAGACGGTGCGCGGGCAGGTGCCTAACCTTCCGCTTCGTCAGGGCACTGGGATTGGGACGTGGGAGGATAGAGGCAGACCCGTTCCCGCCCGCGTGAACGAGCCACCTCCCTCCTCGTAGGCAGGGCATTGACAAGCTGACCGCTAGGGTGCAAACTCCGCGCCATGGCCATCTTCATTTTCCCTGGCGTCCCTGCAAAGAAAGACGCGCCCGCCCCTAACCCTCCGCCCTCGGACAATAGTCCGGTCGGCAAATCGGTGACGTTCATGTCAGGGCAGTCCAAGCTAGTCGGCGTTGTTGCAAGTCTTGCAAACGGGGTGGCTACCGTCAGGGTAGGGCTTCAGCTAGACGGCAAGATTGCGGTAACGGGCTGCGAGGTTTCGGTAGCAGCGGATGCGCTAACCGTTACCGACACACCGCACGAATCCCGCCGCGTTGAACACGCCTCCCGCGGGCACTTCATGGAAGAGGCTAACGCAAAGGGCGTGGCAGTGAAAGACGAGCGGACGGGGGCGGTGGTAGACTACACTGACGTGAGCTTTGCCGGGTACGCTAGCACATGGGCGCACGTCACCCCTACTGACCGTCAGGGCGATAACATTCAGGTCGGGGCGTTCCGCGAAAGCATCCGGCAGTTTATGACTAACCCCGTGATGCTAACGGACCACCGAATGTCGGTGGACAACATCGCCGGGCACTACACGATTGTCAGGGAGGACGACAAGGGTCTGTTCGTGCAGGGCCAAGTCTCTAACTCCCCAGAGATGCGGCACGTTAGGTTCGCACTCATGGAGAAGTCCCTTCGCACGCTGTCCATCGGCGGCATCTGGGTTTACGAGCCTGACGGGCGGACAATCTCCAAAGCCTATCTCTTCGAGATCAGTCTGGTGGCGGTGCCTGCTAACCCTGACGCTACCATTCAAACGCGAGGACTTGACCTTGAAGCGCTAACGCGTACTGTCGGGGCATGATCGCACAGCCCTTTCTTCGCGTAGCCGCGGGAGTCGTCGTCACCCCTGAGACGCCTACTGCTAGCGGCAATTTCACGGTTTCGGTAGAGCCGGGAGGCAAGGCTTCTACTAGCTTTCCAGGAGCTACCCGTGCGGCGGCTGCTAAGTTCTGGCCGCTGAACTGTCAAGCAGGTGCGCTGGATACTTCGCGCAACATGCTAACGCTTTCGCTCGACCCGCTAACCACTAGCTCAACACACCCTCACCGATACTGGGTATGCTACGGCGGCTGGAACACGTCAGGTCTGGACCCGGAAGGCGGCACGGTAGTAGGCACTTCGCGCCCTCCAGTGATGCTAGCCATGTATAACAAAACGCCTTACGTCTTGGCGTGGCAAATTACTACCGGAGCGCTTAGCGAACCTCTCGACCTAAACACGGCCTTGCGCCTTCTGCCAGGAGCATGTGTAGCGCTGGACGGCGCACCTCAGCCTGTTTACTACTTCGATAGCCTAACTACGTCTTGGAGGTACAACACCCTGCAAGCCGTGTCAGGGCCTGGCTCTTTCTTGCACGTTAAAGCGCTCAGCGCCGCTCCCGTATATGACCGCACCACGGCTACTCCGCTTAGCGGCTATCTTGAAATCGTAGTAGCGCAAGCGACGACCGCGTACATGCTGCCATGAGGCTGAAGGCTTTCTGTATCAGCCTCCCTAGCCGAGCGGACAGGCGCAAGGATTTAGACGCCGCGTGGGATGCTAGCGGACTCAATCAATTTATCGACCTGGAGTTCATTCCCGGAGTTCAGATCAGCCCTAGCATTCAAGGACCGCAGAGGGTGGCACTCTGCGACCTAGCGTGTGCTGCCTCCCACCGAAGGGCTATTGCTATGGCGGCGGCAGAGGATGCCGAAGGTGTGCTAGTGCTGGAGGATGACGCAGTGCCAGTCAACTCGGATCAGCTTCACGACTTCCTCTTTAAGACGCTAGCCAAAGCTCCGCACTGGAACACCGTGAACCTCGGCGGGTGTCGTGCTAACTGGCGTCCGGCAACGCCAGCGCTTCGATTCACCGAGCATGCGGGCGGGCAGCTTTTCACCGTTAGGGGGATGGTCACAACCCACGCTATCCTCTACCACCGCAACGTCTTCGACGATGTGCTAGTGTCAGTCCCCTGCGAGACTGAGATTGCGTCAGGCGCAATCCCGCACACCTGCCGACCGTATGACCAGTGGCTAGCCTCGCACGGCACGATGCTAACGGGGTGCCGCCCCTACTTCGTTCAGTCGGGAAGCTCTAGCGACATCCTCGGCATGCCGCACGGTCAGGACATCGCTGCCCTAATCCACGACACCTATGCACGCCTACGCTCTTCCTGCTAAGTCGCACCTCTGGCGTGAAACTACCGCCGCAATCTCGGGGCGCGGTTGCGCCCTAGCCCCCTTCCATGTGGCGGACGGGAAAGCCTGGTGCGTCCGTACCTACTCCAGCCCGGAAACTAACGCATACGCCCGCAAGTTAGCAGACCTGCCTAACGTGCAGGGGCGGTCCTTCTCTGAATTGCAAATGCCGCCCACGTTAGCCGAAAATTTGCAAGGCGTGCAACTGTTTGCGCTAGTTGAAGACCCGCTAGTGCGGCTGCGGAAAGTCTGGTTCTATCGGACTTCCTCGCCTTCGTTCACAGCCCGCTGCCCTATCCGGTTTCGGGATGTGGCAGGCAAGTCTTTCGGGGACTTCGTGCGGTGGGCGCTAGCGCAAGACCCGTTAGCGTGCGATGAACTGATCCGCCCGCAATGGGCTATGCTCCCGGACGGTTGCAAGCTCTACCGCGCAGAGTGCGAGAACGACATCGAAGAACCGTCAGCACTAACGCGGGACATCGTGCGGGCGCTCTACGCGGACGACCTGCCTTTGTGGGAGGAAGCGGCTGCGATGCCTTGACTTAGCGGGTGGCGGGGCTATCTGTCAGACACATGGACCCGCAGACCGTCAACCTAACCCTTTCCACATCCGGCGTTGTTCCGGTTTCGGTGTCTGCGTATAACGCTAACACCCTAATCCTGTCCTGCGACGGCGACCTGTCCAGCGGAACATTTGAAGAGCTAACTGCGGAAATTTATCAGAACGCCAACCTCGGCGAAGATCCGCTAGCGACAGTGACCTACGCGGGGGCGCTAGGCGCAGGCCCGCACCTCCTGACGTTTGTTCCCGAGCAAACTAACCTACTTCCTTCGGCCCCTTCAATTCTGTCGAGGAGTTTCTACCTCGTAGTCCGCGGAACCGGGACGGGCGGGGTTAAGACCGTATTTGCGCTAGGACGCCTAACGCTTTACGCTAACCCGGCAAGCGACATCGGCGCTCCTCCGCCCGCGCCCTCCCTCTATGCTTCTAACGTGTTCCGTTACGTCGCGGCGGTCGGCAGCACTTCCATCACGGCTTCAGGGCGTGACGACACCCTAAACGTATCCGCAACAGGTGCGGGTAGCGTTAGCCTCAACCCTACCACTAAGACTATCACCTTGCGGATGTACGGCGGGGCAGCGTGGTCTGCGGGCATTGCCTACGCAGTAGGGGCAGTTGTTAGCCGCGGAACCAGCATCTATGTTAGTACGTTAGCGCACACGTCTAGCTCTACTACGGAACCAGGTGTGGGCGCTAGCTGGGCGACTGCCTGGGCGATAGTGTCCGGCGCACAGGCGGACTGGTCAGCATCGTCAGGCCCGTCTGCTATCCTTAACAAGCCTACGCTGGGAGACTCCGCCTCACGCAACGTAGGAACTAGCGCAGGCACGGTTGCTGCCGGAGATCACGGGCATACTACTAGCCAAGTTACGGGGCTGGATACCGCGTTAGGGTTAAAAGCCGACCTTGTGGGTGGCAAGCTCAGCACTAGCCAACTGCCCGACCTGGCTATCGTTCAGTACCTCGGTGCGGCAGCTAACCAAGCGGCGATGCTTGCGCTAGTAGGTCAGCGGGGTGACTGGTGTACACGCACCGACGAAGGCAAGACTTACATCCTAACAGCAGAGCCTAGCTCTACCTTAGCGAACTGGACGGCAATGGCCTACCCCGCATCGCCTGTGGTTAGTGTCGCCGGAAGGACAGGTATCATTACACTAGGCATCGGGGACATCGGCGGGCTACAGGGGGCGCTGGACGCGAAGGCGGATGCAGGAGCGTTGCTAGCTCTAGCTTTTCGAGATACAGTCGGCAGCGCACAGATCGAGAGCGGAGCGGTAACTAACGCTAAGTTAGACAGCATGGCAGTGAATACGGTGAAGGGCAGTATCGCTGGCGGAGTTCCAGTAGACCTTACTCAGGCTCAGCTAACTTCTCTGATTAACACATTCACCGCTAGCGTTAGCGGGGCGGTGCCTGCGGCTAGCGGAGGAAACCTAACAACTGAGTTTCTGCGAAAGGATGGGACGTGGGCGGCCCCTCCCGGCGGCGTGGGTGGCAGTCCAGCAGGCAGTG